ATTGTATCTACTGCTGTTATTGGCTTGGTCGCTGCCAGTAGTCCACTTCTTCTTAACGCAGTAAAACCATTAGTAAAACAGATAGTAAAGAGGCTTACAAAGAAGAAAGATAAGGTAAAATAAAAGAACCCTATTCGACATGGCGATGGATAGGGCGTCTAGGTAGACAAGTTTCAACCAGTGCTTGTCTACTGCAAATTTTGTGTATAATAAATATTAAGCAAAAGAACTCTTAACCAAAGCTAACACTCCCTAGTTAAGGGCGAGCTTTTGCTTTATAAGTATTGGAAGTTCTAACCAAAGCTAACACTCCCTAGTTAGAAAGAGCCAGTACTTATTTTTTTGTCTTGATTTCGTGAGTATGTGGGATAACTTGACCTGGTGGAACGGTAACTACAATATCTTCACAAGTAACAGCACTAGGAGTATTAGGTTTGAAGGTAACACCCAATCTTGCTTGTTCTGCACATATTTTTAATCTATGCAAACTAATCTCTAATTTTGTCTTTTGATACAATAATTCTTGATTTTTGATATTTATTTCTGTTGCCCTATGGCAAAGTTGGGGAGACTTTCCTAATGGAATGTTTAGTTGAGCAGAGATACCATAGTTTAAATTAAAGTTCTCTTTTTCAAATCTGGGAGTTTCCTGCACATATTTGATCTCTCCAGTATCTTCGTCATAAATATTCTGTCTGGTAACAGTTTCTCTTGGTAAAGAAAATGTATGAGAGTCAGTTACATATGGAGTAATCGTAAGACTAGGAGAAGCACAGACAATACCTTGACTCATTCTGAAAGATGGCATTGATGACGGAGTTATCATTGTTGCGTTATTATTTACTACTCCTTGAGCATTCGAGCTAGGACTTGCAACTGTTGTATTAGCTAAAAGTTTAGTAGGACAAAGCAGTAATGCTATTGCCCAAAGGTAGTTGTAGTTTCTACTGTTGTGCTTGTATTTATTGTTCTTGTTATGGTCGTTACTGTGTCTAACCCTGGTGTTATTAGAGTTTCTTGAAGAGAAAAGGATGCCCCTGGATTTGTGATTGTGAACCTTGGAACGGTTTCTAAGTTTGGTGAAGTCCAACTAAAATTCACCCCTCCAACTGTTTGTTCTGTAAGAGTTGTAGCTGTAGGGTTGATGTATTTATTTGTATCGGTACTTTCAATATTATGTCCTGATGCAGAGTAAGAGTATCCTGTTCGATATTGATGGCTTGTAATAGTTTCATTGATTACTGATTCTGAGGTGCTTGAAGTTTGAGAACTTCCAGATCGGAATTGAGGCACTACTGGAACGGCTAGAGTTCTTAAAGGTAGTGCTAAGAATAGTAGTAAACAAAGTCTAGTCAATCTATGGTTATGCGAACTGTAGTTGAGCCTACGCAGCTAGTACCTGACCCTCCAGCAGTACACGAATGGACACCCGATGAAAGGCTAGTCATAGCAAGGTTTCCAGCAGTACCACCTGATCCCACTGTTGTCTGTCCTGATAGATGAGGTATCGTAGCAATTCCACTAGAAGGAGTAATTGCAGAAGGTGTTGCATCTCCCATTGTTACTGATTCTGTGAGACTAAAGGCCGACCCTGCACTTGTAATGGCTTTGTCAGTTTGTATTAAAGCTGGAACTCCGCTAGTCAGGCTAGAAACATTAAGTCCTCCAATTTGACCTGATGTTGTTGATCCTCCAGAAGTTACAGAAGGAGTGATGTTATTACCTGATATTGAATATGTCGTTCCAAGCTTATTAGTAACGCTATATGGCATATCAACAGTAATCTGTGCAGAGGTTACAAATTCTTGTTTTATGTCACTAAGAACTGGTGACATTGGTGCAAGTAATAATAATAGAAGTAGTTTTTTCATTTGATACCCACTTTAGAATCTTTGTTGTCAACTATGTTTACTTTACCTTTAAGCTTTTTATTGTCAGTAGCCTTCTTTACATTTAGCCCATAGTTACTCATTACAGCACTTAGTAATCCAGCAGCAAATGTCGTATCAATTTGCCTAATTGGATTAGGATTAAAGTAAGACCAAGAAATAACTCCAAGTGACCATGCGAGAATAACTAACTGAACAGCATTCCCAATAATGCCAAGACCTTGTTTTTCTTCTTGTTCTTCCATAAAAAGTAACTACCTTAGTTGGGGATTGCAACAAAGCTGACCATTACTTTGCATTAAGGTAGTTATTTGTCAATTTAACAAATATTGTTATGTTTGGGAAGTAACACAAAAATTCTAATGCTAAAACTATTAAAACCAATACTACTAAAGTTTTTTTCCTCTTCAGCAGTTAAACAGCTTATTGTAGATTTACTGCGAACCATTTGTAAACAAACATCTAACGAACTTGATGATCATGCTGTTGATTATTTAGAACATCAATTATTTCCAGGTAAAAATTTATGAAAGACAAATTTGTAATTTTTGCAGAAGAGCCTCCTATAGAACTACAACTATCTACAGAAATGCGTTGTAGGGAAGTAGAAAACAATCCTGATATAGATTATGTAAAAAGGTATTGTATTAGTCTGTTGCGTAACAATGCAAAAAGAGATGCAATTCTTGCAGCAACTCTACAAGAACTTGCTGAGGCTCATGTAACAATTGCAAAAGCAGAACAAGTTCAGATAATACATTGGTGGGTGTTACGTAGAATGATAAAAAACTTTTTTATATCAATAGCTTTGTTTATTGTTATTAGGCTAAACAAGCTACTGACTGTAGTAAATAATAAGTTCACCAAAAAAATATAATAATTTGTTAAAATGTAAGTGCAAAGGTATTGGAGGATGCTATGAAGCAATCCAAAAAAACTCGTTTGCAAGAGCTACGACAAGAAGTTCGTACCTGTTCTGATCCTTATGAACTGACAGCAATCCTAGCCTTAGACAATGAAAGACTAAGGCGTGAATTAGCTAAATTACAAAGTTAATTAGGGTCAAAACGTCTTGTTTTCAGCTTTTCTACAGCTTGCTGTTGTTTTGTTGTCAGTAATTTATATAAAAATAAACGCCAATCAAAACGGAAGGTCATTTTGCTCCTGTTCTTGTGGTTTAGCTACAGATACAGAACCTGATACAAAATTTGTACCTTTTTTTGATTCACGATTCCATGCACTGACAGGAACTTTTATTACTTTGTCACCTGCATAATTTTCTTCTCCAGGTTGTGCAGTAACCCATTCTGCAAATGCAAGTGCATCTGGTAATTCAAACTCAATACTACCGCTCATATCAGGAGATTTTTCTGATCTCTTTTCATTGTTTGTAAACAGAACTAATCTGCCGTTAAATAAATTTTCGTAAGCCATTTAAAGAATGTGATAGTGGGCAAGGATAATCTCGTTTGTTAACGAGGACATAGTTACTTTTTTGTCAGTAATATATCTTTTTTGCACTTCTTGTTGCATTTTTTTATATGCTTTTTGATCAATAAGTGCATTAATACGAATTTTTGGAAACTCTTTAGAATTTTCCATTTTCTAACTCCTGTAAACAGTTTCGCAGTTGCAAAACTGTCATTTGTTGTAGTTTAGATCCATCACCTGTTAGTTTGTATTGATTCGCTTTTGACAGCACCCATAATCTTTTTTGTTCGTCATCTTTCATCTTGACGTTTAGTTCGTTCATAATCATGCTAACTAGCTCTTCGCTGTTGTACTGATTTTTCTTGATAGGTTCTGGTTTAGGGTCAGTTTGAGGTACAACTTTTAAATGCGGTTCATTGTCTTCTATTTCTTCTTTAGCCCATAACTCATAACCTAAAGAAAATTGAAACGCACAATGTGCAACAAAACCTCTGCGTTGAGAATCTGATACTTCTCTCGCATCAATAGCTTCTCTTTTGAGTGCCTGTTTTTTATTACCCATTATTGGATAGATAAAATCAGAAAATTTGTTACCTTCTGGATCTTGAAAATAAAAAATAAAATACATAGAACCATCTGGTGCATCAAATAATGGTGTACCATCCTGTTCATTCATTTTTGTATGATGTGTCCAACCAGGACACCTTTCATTAAATATGGAGGCAACTTTTGCCCATGCCATATACTTTGCCTTAAAACCTGTAGGCAGTTGATGTACATCTTTGATTTCGATGACACCTGCAAGATTAGGATTTTTTGTGTTCATTAAAGCTTTGTACTAAAAAGGCCACATATTATAAGCAAGCAATCCATCAGTAATTCGTAACCTAGTTCTTACAAAAACTGACGCTCTGACAGTGAGGTGGTGGAACTTAATCCACTCTTTATCAGGTCTTTGTTCCTTGCAGAAAAGCATCCTGATTTAACAGGAGGATATGTAGGGGCTTATATATGTGACCCATACTTAAGATATAAAAAACATCATAAGATGTCAAGATCATATATTCATATGTAAATAAAACTTGTTTTCCACAGGGTGATGCGTAATGATGCAAACTGCATACTTTTGCATACTTTTGCATCACAATGATGAAACGAATTACAGTTACTATTTCAGAAGTAACAGAGGCTAAATTAAAAGAAAAAAAGCCCCAATACCTGTCACTGTCTAAATACATAAATATGTTATTAGAAAGTAGTCTTGACAACCTTGACAGCTTAGTTAGACTACCCGCGTACCGTGTCGGTGCGGAAGAGATATCTACTAATATAGATTCAAATACTTCTACAGCTGTAAACGAAGACAAGGTACACTTTGAATCTTCTAATTTTTCTTCTAAAGAAAAAAATTTAAAAAATTCAATCGCTGTTTTGGGGGAAGATGTCGGAAGGGAGTCTGAGGGAAACCCTAAGAACACCCCTTTACCGTATGATTTTGAGACTAGTATTCCTGATAAATTAAAGCCATATTCTGATAAAATCGCATCGTTCTGGCGTGTAAAGAAAGGTACAAAAAACAGGCTTGCTTGGTCTTTGCAAATGGGTGAATTAGAAAAAATATTAGATAATCTTGGAAAAAAAGTTCTTGTAGAACAACTTGATCAGGCTTGTATGGCAGGTACTTGGAAACAAATTAATTATAATAGAACTATTGAATACTCTGATAAAAAAGAAGAGGTTAAGCAAAATAAGCACCCAGCACATAAAGTATTTAAAGCTAGTGATTTAGGTTGGTAAATATGAAACAATTACCTCTTATACAAATAAACCCCATAAATGGTGATAGATATTATGTAAACGAATATAAGCCATCACTAAAATATGCATCTGTTACTAATGTTCTTGCAAAAACTGTATCTAAATCTATGGCATATGGACTTGGAATATGGAGACAAAAACAAATAGATGCAGGTTATGATCCTGATATTGAATTAAAAAAAGCAGCACAACGAGGATCTGACTTACATGATTGGACAGAAAAATATCTTAATGGTGAGACTCCGAAAGTGTTACCTGACTATCAACAATACACAGATAAAATACAGCAATGCCCTATGTGGAAACATATAGATGAGGTTATTTGTACAGAACAGAAAGTTTGCAGTGATAAAAACGTTGTCCCTTTTGCAGGTACGTTTGATGCATTGTTTAAAATAAATGGCAAAATAGTATTATTTGACTTAAAAACAAAAAATGCAGATAAGTCTATACCTACAAAAGAATTAACAAATGAAGCATTATGTCAAATGCAAGCATATCGTGTCTGTCTGAAAGAAAATCATGATATGGATGTAGATAGATTTATTGCACTGTATGTTTATCCAGATCAACCTGCATATCCTGTACACGCAAGTGGTGAGGCATTGACTATTTATGAAAATCTGTGGACTAAACGACTGAGAAATTTTGCAGAGCAACAACTATGGCAATGACAAGAAGAGAGCAACTGTTAAAACAGGTAAAGGAACACGCAGAAAAGATGCGTAAATTTCAACAGGAGTTTCATAAGAATATGAGCAACAAAGATGAAATGACATCTAAGGACTTGCAGTATATGAATAAAGTGTTTGAGCAGATGAAATTAGACCATGAAAAATTATTGACAGAGTACTATAACTACAAAAAACCTGACCTATGAAAGTTCTTGTTGCCTGTGAGTATAGTGGTAGGGTTAGAGATGCATTTAAGGTAAAAGGACATGATGCCATAAGTTGTGATTTGCTGGAAACTGAAGTACCTGGTAAACATTATCAAGGAGATATAAAGGATATTATTTTTGATGGTTTTGATCTAATGATTGCACATCCACCTTGTACACATCTTGCAGTATCTGGCAGCAGACATTTCTGGCGTAAGGAGAAAGAACAGAAAGAGGCATTGGATTTTGTAAGGTTCTTGATGGATGCACCTATAAAAAGATGGTGTTTGGAAAATCCTGTCAGTGTTATCAGTTCAAGGATCAGACCATCAGATCAGACAATACAACCATATATGTTTGGTCATGGTGAAACAAAGGCAACCTGTTTCTGGCTCAAAAATCTACCCTTGTTAAAACCTACAAAATATGTGGAAGGTAGAGAACCAAAAGTATGGTTAGAACCACCAGGGCCTGATCGTTGGAAAAACAGAAGCAGAACATATCAAGGGATTGCTGATGCGATGGCAGAACAATGGGGAGATGAAAGTAGATTACCTACACCTGTCGAACAGCTTACCTTGTTTTCTTGACAGGTATAGATATTAACCTATACTATAAATTATTATCTCTTACAAAATGAACGTACCAATTCTTGCAGAAGAGTATTTATCAAGACTTGCAGAACTAAAAAAAGAAATGGATGAATGCCAGATAGAAATCAGGCTTGTATATGCAAAGCTTTCTAAATACTTAGCAGAAGGACATCTTGATTATTTAAAGTCAAGTTCTGGCAGTATTACATATAAGAACAAACAGTATATACCTGTCAAAGGTAGAGTTGTTTACGATTACAGTAGTGATCCTGATATTGCTGCAAAGCAAAAAGAGTTACGACAGCTAAAAAAAGTAGCAGAAGCTATAGGTACATTAGAGTCAAAACAATCTCCTGATTCCTGGAGAATAAAAGAGGTGGAGGCAGAATGACAACTAGAAAAAACTGGCAATGCCCCGAATGTAAAAGCACTGGCTTTGCTGTATTCAAAACATACCCTTATCAAAACTACATATTACGTTGGGTGAAATGCAAACAATGTAAATACAATATGTTTACAAAAGAAGTAATAATTACAAAGGAAGATGTTACATGGCGTAGTGAGAATCACAATTCTATATTGGAGTTAAAAAATGAAGACTAAAGAAAAGATAGATTACGCATTTAGCAGAATAAAGGAGTTGTTCTTGCTAATAAACAGTTGGACTCGGGGAGTATCAAATGAAGATTCACTGATGTCAATTAATGATTTTAAGGACATAAAAAAAAGAAAGCAAGAAATAATAGATGATTTATATAAAGAGATAGGGGAACTAAATCGTATCTGGAATGAAAACGAGTTAGAACTTACAACAAAAGAATATATCTGTAAGTTTGATGAACTAAAACAAAGAATACATGAACTTGAGAAATAGTTTGACAAGGTATATATCTAGACCTATAATTATTATCATATATCTCTTATAGCAATGAACTTAGAACAACAAGTCAAGCATCTGGACAAACACTATCGT